GTATTGGTCGCTCTCCAGTATGTCTGTAGGTATGAAGCCAACCACGTTGAACTGCCTGCCATTGGCCTCTACCAGGGCAATAAGGTCAGTCTTGTGTGGCTTGTAGTTGGCAATGAGGTTGCCTCCCTGAACTTCCGTAGTCTTGACGTCTACGGTTCGTCCGTCCTTCAGCGTAACGTCCACCGTGCAAGGGCCTGAGCAGTCCAGGTCAGGCCAGAGGTTATACGCCTTGGCAAAGGCTAACTCTCCAGCTACACCCAGGTTGTCGGCCTTTTGCCTGTTGCCATGCACCTTGTCCAGGTGGCCCATCTGATCGTTGGTCCTCTGAGGTCCAGTCACAGCTATTCTCTCCAGGGCAATGTGCCTGGCCATGTCCATCTCACTGCTGGTTAGTTCTATCTCCATGATCTCTCAACCTTTCCAAGGTGTTGGTCACCCTCTGCAAAAATACTTCAAGCCCTGCGTCGTTGATGATGGTTGCATCTGCTTTGATGTTGTCCATCGACGTCTCACTGACATGAGTGTCCCCAGAATCGTCTGTGCTTGGCCTTATTATGCGTATGACGTAACCACCCTGGTTCCTCACGTAATCGGCTTCAAAATCAAACCTGACGTCATCTATGACTATCAGGTCTACCGGGTTCTCTGTGAGAGTCGTCCTGTAGTGTAGTTCGTCCACGAAGATGGTCTTCCCAAACTTCTGCTTGAGAGCTTCTCCCAGGGTCTGCATGACTGGCCGCAATATCTCCTTTGGCGTCTCCTCAAGTGGTCCAAATATCTTTTTGACATGTGCCTTGATCGGTGTTGCCAAGCTCTCCAAGGCACTACTCTTTTCATGCGTGTTCCTGGTATGCCTGGCAGCAGTGCTTTTACCTGAAAACTTTCTTCCTACAAATGCTATCAATTCCATTCCCTATTCTCCTCCTGGTTCTCTCCTGGTCCATCAAAGTCTGCGTCTTCTGTTGCGATCATTGGTAAAGTCACCATTGCCCTACCTAGATCATCCATGTTGTCTGCCTGGTGTTGTATCATCACAAAATCTCCTTCATGTGAGTTGTAGCTAACTATTATATTCATCCAAGTCTGGGTCGTTGTCGTAGGTTAGGAAACACGGCGTCAAATCACCTACCCACGCACCTGCCTGGTTGTATTGGTGGAAGTCCATTGCGTCACCAAAAGTCATGCCGTCTGACATGAGCTTGTTAATGACTTTGGTTTTGTCATAGCACACTATGTCTGGCTGCCCGTATCTCTCGACTACACCAATGATGCAGTCGTTGTATCCGTCCATTATCATGATCTGTCAGTCATTACCAGGCACACAAAGAAGCCAAAACAAAAGCCCATGCAAAAGCCCATAAAGAATATGTTCATAGGTTCCATTACTCTGCCTCCTCAAGTTCTGCCATGGCTTTGAGAAGCCGTCCATGTGGGCCAGGGCTACTGTAAGCTCTAGGCAGGTAGCAAAGAATGCTCTTGCAGACCCTTATTAAGGCTTTGACTTTTTCTTCACGCTCCTTGCTCATGCTGACTCTTTCTCATGTGATAATTTCTCCTGTTGACTGCGTTGTAATGATCTCTGTTTTTCTCCCTGTAGGCGTTTGTTCTTTTTCTTTTGCAGGGTTTGCAATACCAGGAAACCTTGTTGGGTGCAGCCAGGTCTTTATGGTATTCTGACAGTGCCTTTTCTTCCTGGCAGTCTGGGCACTTTATAGTCCTCAAAATACAGGCTCACTGGTTACTGCCTCTCCGTCTGTTACCTCAAACTGGCCATTGTATTTGGTCCACTGCATACCAATCTTCCCTTCGGGCCCATGCCTGTTCTTCCTTACAATGAGGTTGGTCATGTCTGGGGCATTGTCCATGTCTGGCTGGTGAAGGAATGAGACAAGGTCTGCGTCTTGCTCGATGGCTCCTGACTCTCTCAGGTCGGCCAGTCTTGGCTCACTGTCTGGTCCCCTGGTTTCAATCATTCGGTTAAGCTGTGAAAGAACCAGGAAGGGCTTGTTGGTTTCCATAGCAGCACATTTGAGTTGCCTGGAGATGGCTGACACTTCGTTGACCCGGTTATCATATCGCTTACCGCTTCTGATCAGTTGCATGTAATCGACTACGAACAAGTCGATGTCTTTCTCTTTGACCAGCCTTCTTGCTTGAGCCCTGATGGCTCCAACGGTTAGGCCAACATTGTCTTCAATTGTGATACCTAGCTTTGCTGCCTCCTGAGTAGCCAGGACAATCTTCTCAACTCCTCCTGGGACGTGCCCAGTTTCCATGTATTGCCTGACATCCAGACCAGAGCAAGTTGCAATAATTTTGGCGGCTATCTGGTTGAACGGCATTTCAAACGAGTAGTAGACAACCCTCTTGCCTGCCTTGGCTGCCTGGACTGCAAGGAATAAAGCAAAAGATGTCTTCCCTCTTCCAGGTCTTGCAGCCAGGACGTTCATGGAAGCAGGAACCATCTGCAGAATTCTGTCCAGGGAAGGGCTGCCTGTAGGAATGCCCTTGTTCTGCAAACCGTTTGGCCAAGCCTCTGACATAGTGTCTATGACTTCGTTCCAGCCATCCCTTTGATCTCTGAGCGAGCTTGCATTGGTGGTAACGTCAAAGAAGTTCTTCTCCATGTCCTCCATGATGTCAGCCGTGCTGATCTCCTGGTCATTCACCTTGGAGATGCCGTCGTAATATCGGGTGAAAACCCTTCGACGTATTGCTGCATCTTTTATCTTAGGGAACCAGTATGGAAGGTTGTTTGGTGAAGGGGCTTTTTCCGTAGCGTTAAATACCCACATAGAACCCTCACCTACCTCCTGGGCTATGGTCACCTCGTTAATCTCCAAAGAACGCTCAGAGAGGCTCTCAAGGGCCTTCCAGGCCTTCCTGGAAAGCGAGAAGTGGAACATGTCTATGTTTGCCCCAAGTTCCAAGGCTTTCTCGTAAGCTCCCATGATGCAGCAACCAATGAAGGCCATCTCCGAGTTCTCGTCAGATGGTATTTCAACAGGAAGTGATAAAGCAGTTTGTTCGTCAGACTGCTTCTTGCGAAGCCATGCTTCCTTGTCAGTCATCGATGGCCTCCTTCCATGTTCTTTCCTCCATGGTAGGACCAGTTCCTCTCATAGATTTCCCTGCATTGTAGACCAGTGCGAACAGGTTATCTCTGCCTGTACTAGTTATTTGATTAGTTACTTGATTAGTTAGTGTCCCTGATTTAGGACATGTCATGTCCCTGATATAGGACACGTCGTGTCCCTGATTTAGGACAGGTGCCTTCTCAGTTTTTGGTTGTTGCAACAACTTTTTGCCGGTTGTAGTCACGTGTAAATTTGTGGTTTTGCCTTGCCTCCTGGCAACCCATCCACAGTCAACAAGCGGCTTGAGGTTTTTGTAAAATGTGTCCTTGGACATGCCCAGGTTCCTGGCAATTGCTCGCTTGTTTTCAAAGCATTTCCCCCGCATGGAAATGTAGCAGAATATAGCTACCTGGTATGCATTGAAGCCCTGCTCAAACAACCAGGAGGGGACGAAAGGTTTTTTCATGTTAGCCATTCGACAAGGCTCCTTTCCTTAACCTTATTCCAGTCGTTGTGGAGGTCTCTGCGAAGCCCCTCGTCCTCCTTAATGTGAGGCATGAGGAACTCTATGAGGTCGTCCGTTTCTATTCGGACCAGCCTTGCTGCCTGGTTTAGCAGCCAGTCAAGCTTGTGCCTTTCTCCGGTCCTCTCGAAAACTCTCTCCAGGACCTCTGCGTTACTCTTCTGGTCGAGCAGGTCCATGAACAGTGGAGCAAGCCATTGGGCACTGCCTTTTAAATTCTTGAGCCTGGTCATGTAGCCTGAGTTAAGCCGTCTTCCATGGACCATGGAGTGGCATTTGCTACAGAGAGGCAGGGTCTTATTACCTCCTAAAGACCGGGGCACCACATGGTGCAAATGGTCAGCGGGGTTTCCGCATTCGTAACAGTTCATCTTCGCAACACTTTCTTTTTAATCTCTTCAATTAACTGCTCACCCTCTTTTCCGCACATCCTCAGCCCTGTCATGAAAGACTTTAATGCCCCTGGGTCTCGGACACCGTTGTTCAATTCCTCCTGGACATAGGCCAGGTATTCTTTCTCGTCAGAGTGGTAGTTGTGGTCGATTGACGGAGTAGCAGCAGGAAGCTTGGTGCCTTCTGGTGGAAACCAGATCTTTTTAACTTCCAACTCCCTGGCTACCGCTTGCAGGTAACCGGGGAGCTTGCACCAAGCCTCCCTAGCTAGGACTTTAGAACGCTCCACCATAGAGGTCTAACGTGACTGGACCACTAGGTGTATGGCTTGGCCATGAGTTGGTTGACATGCAGCCCTGAAGCTTTTCGTAAAGCTCATCAAGCTCATGGTTTGCCATGATCAAGTTGTCGTTACTGTAGTCATAAATGGCCGCCGAGTATGGTGACTCTGTCTCGACAACTGCCCAATACCATTTAGTGATAGGGTAGCCAGCCTGCTTGCATATGCGCTTGTAATTCGCTTCCTGGTGGTGGTAGTTGAAAAGCTTGGAGGTCCCAATGAACGCCCTGGGTGCGGAGCCTCCTTTTCGGGTGGTCTTTATGTCTATAACCGTCCGCTCTTCGCCTTCACTGAGCAGGCAGTCAATGCGGCACTTAAGGTCCACATTCTTATACATGCCTTTTGCGAACACACTTACCTCGGTCTGGGCTTCCTCCAGGACTTCTCCCACGGTCATGCCGTTAAAACCAAGCTTGAGTTCGGCCATGTTTTTGTGCATGGCAAGAATGGCCTCCAGGTCCTTTTCCTTGATCACGTTTACACCAAGTGCTTCTTTTTTTTCCCACCACTTCTTGCTTTCCCTTCTTCGCTTATCAGCATACTCGTCTGGGCAGGTCGCTACCTCCTTGTCCCACCGGTCTCTCTCCAGTGCATACATGTGGAAGTCACGCCCTCGCTTCATGCTTTCACTGTCTTTCCTTTCAGCTTGGCCAGTAACCTCCATGGCAAATTCATACGCACTCTTTTTAGGGTCTTAAGCTGGGAGGTAGAGAGGGCAGGGTCCGCCCGGTAGACGGACTCCTGCAAACCATTGAATAACCCTGTCTGGAATTCAGAATGGAACTTCATTGGTCTTAACCTCCGTTTGAGTTTC